TCTAAGCAATCTAGAACTTATGCTCATCGAACTCCGTAAAGAGGTCGATGGGTTGTTTTCCCTAATGGACTATGCTGTAGAAGAAGAGCGTCTAAACATTAAGTTTAGTGCCCTTTCGATACTCGACGTAGGCCAATGGGAGGTAACACCGAAGCGGCCCGAAAGGGCCGCGGTTGACCGTCCGGTATCCCTTCCGGACAGCAATGATGGTCATAGTGAACATACTAGGTGGATCTTTGGGCTCCCGCCCAAAAGTGAATTCTAGTTATGGCCACTAGTTTAATCATTGGACCGACGACAGAATCATCGAACAATGGCCTTGTCTATCGCCGTCGTTTTAAGTACAAATACATTGGTCACCGAAAGGATAGACCAACGTTGCCGTACTATGACGAACGTGCGAGAGCATGGGGCACATGGACGATGAATGGACTACTTAATGTCGGCTCACTACCGTACATAAACGTAGACCTAGTCGGAAGAGCGTATGCGCAAGCATACGACCGTTTTCACAAGCGTGCGTTTGACCAAGCTCAATTAGCATTAACTATTGCTGAAAGAGGTAAGTCTATGCAGATGATTGTGAAGCGAGCCACACAGGTTGCTCGTGCCGCCCGCGCTCTCAAAAGTCTCCATTTTGGAGACTTCGCGAGAGAGCTAGGCATAACTTCTCTAAAAAGTAAAATCGGAGATAAATACTTCGATCCACGCTATTTTAGAAAGTCTGCAACCAAGTCGTTATCTGACACTTGGCTGGAGTACACCTTTGGGTGGAAACCGCTAATTCAAGATATCGGCGCTGCCGTTGATGTCCTTCAGCAGGACTTCAAGGGGCGTTATGTTTCGGGGAAGGGTCGTGAAACCTTTCATTATTCCGAAGCTAACTCTGGCTACCGGCACACCTCAGACACTCTGATAAGTGTGCGCATTCGTGGGTTTCCGAAGGTGACTAATCCAAACCTTCTACTCGCGAAGCAACTGGGTTTCACGAACCCAGCTTTTGTCGCGTGGGATGCTATTCCTTTTTCGTTTGTGATTGATTGGTTTCTCCCAGTTGGCAAGTTTCTTGCTAGCTGGGATAACGAATTCGGTTACACCGTATTAAGGCGCAGCCGCGGCATAAGGGTGGATCTGTCTGGTATGTCTTGGCATACGGGCGACTCGATGGGGTTATCTGACCGACCTGTGAGTTATCGCAGATTCAGTCGGGAAATCCCTACAAGTTTTCCGAGGCCTGACTTTACTAGTAGAATCCGAGTACCTGAACTCAACCCTTGGTTAGCAGTTACTTCCGTCTCATTGGCGGTTCAGCAACTGTCTAGCTTATTGTCACGCAAGTGACATTTCTAACCCAAAAGGTAAATTCAAATGCCCCAGATGGCAGATGCACCGTTGTGGAACGGTACCGCGAACGACACTTTCGTAGCTCTCGCTCCGGCCTCGGGTGACCGAGGTCCGGCGCGCTGGCGTTTTGAAGACACGACGGTTCCACCGAACTGCCGACCCACTATGGAATGTTCTTCCAGGTGGAATGGCAAGCGCGACGCCCGTCACGTCGACGTGAAGCTTGTTGTGCCCTACGTCATCACGAATACTTCGGGGTTGAAGGAAGTGATCGCGAATATCCTCTTTACGGGGACTTTCGTGATTCCTACCAGCATTCCGGATACGAATGTTGACAAGGCACGGCAATGGATTAGTTCAGCACTCGCTACGGGCTCACTTGTGAGCCTGTCTGCGAAGGCCGGCTACGCCCCGACTTAATTAAGTCGGGGCCTTCATGTCACCTCAAATCGACCAGCAATTGGCGAGGGGCTTTCGACTCATGTGTCGAAGCATAGGTAGTGTCGTCTCTCTTAGAGCTCTCGAGCACTTTGAGAATGGCGACTTTAAAAGTCTAATTTCCATGAAATTAGACCCCAGCTCCTACAGCGACCCTAGGTCATTTGCTGAGGATTATTCAGTTGTATCTTTCTTTCGAAAGTGTCGACTTGAAATCCCTGGCATAGACCGAAAGGCTGTTGCTCTTTCTTCCTTTTGGGAGTCTGAGCGGCAATGCTGTGCGACCAATGTGAGATTTTCCAGATTCCTCTCCAACGGGCTTGTAACCCTTGAGGAGTCAGTGATGCTAGACAAACTAGCTATCGCTAAAGAATGGATTTCTCGCGTCTTGGGACCTCTTCCGAGGAACCTCGACGGACGCTTTGGACCTGGCGCTACCTACGGCGATCGCGGTAAACTGACCACGATTGCAGACAAGATGACCTCTCGGTCGACTGTTACTGATGCGGCCCGGTGTTTCCTTGACTTAGTCAAGAATGACGCCTGGCGCCGCGCTCAGTACCGACGCTCTCGATACTCTGACCCTGAGACAGTCCGCGGAAACCGTTTTACGACGGTACCAAAGGACGCATCAAAGGACAGAGGAATCTGTATTGAGCCTAGTCTGAATGTCTTCTTCCAACTTCCTGTTGGTCGAATAATGAAGTCTAGACTCTTTGCAACCGGTATCGATCTTATCCATGGACAAGATCTTCATCGGAGGCTAGCGTGTCAGGGAAGTCGTGATGGCTCCTTGGCTACAATAGACCTGTCGAGTGCTAGTGATACTGTCTCTGTAGAGCTCGTAAAGTACTTGTTACCACGCGAGTGGTTTGAGTTACTAAGCGCGCTCAGATCTCCTTTCACCCTCATTGAGGGTCGTTGGGTACATCTGCAGAAATTCTCATCTATGGGTAATGGGTACACATTCGAGTTGGAATCGCTGATCTTTTCAGCGCTCTGCGTCGCCTGTGGACTATCGCCCCGGACTGAATTTCATGTATTCGGTGATGATATTATCATCCCGACGGAGGCTTATAGCAGTACTGTGAGTATCCTATCTTTCTGTGGTTTTTCTATCAACAAGGCCAAAAGCTTTGCTGACGGTCCCTTCAGAGAGAGTTGCGGAGGCGATTTCTTTAAGGGAGTGGCCGTTAGGCCTTACTTCCTCAAGGAATTGCCTTATGAACCGCAACACTGGATCTCGTTGGTTAACGGAATTCGGCGAATGGGCAGTCAAAACCCTAACGCTGATTTTCGTTATAGCCTTTATTACAACGTTTGGTTACGTTGTATGGAGGCAATTCCAACTCACATCCGCTGCCTTAGAGGTCCTGAACAACTCGGGGACCTCTGTATCACGGACGAAACCTTCAACCGTCAATGGGAAAACGGAATCGGCTACGTTAGAGTCTACAGACCCATAGCGAAGCCTTTGCCGTGGCACCATTGGTGGCCGGAGTACGTCCTCGCGTCAGCTTTGTATGGAGCCGGCGATTCTCGTGGGATTATCCCACGTGGCGCTGTTTCCGGTTACAAAGTTGATCGCGTCGCTTTTAGCTAGGCAACCTAGTTAAAAGGACCGTTTGCTCGAATTGAGCTGGACCCTTTATGGGATAGGTAGCTTTGCTACTGAAGTGGTG